ATGAACAGAGGGCTAAAGCAGTCATCTAACATCATTATTGATAAGCTTGATTTGACCGAACGTTATATGCTTACCAATATTAAAAATAGGATTAAGGAGGGGCAAATAATAGATAGTGTTTGGATGCTTGATGTAGATAAACTGATTTTGATTTTCTCAAAAACGTCAAAGGCTTTAGAATAGTCTAAAGCCTTTGGGGTCAGCGAAGGCGGAATTAACTCGCAATCGCTGTTACAAATATAACAATTTTTATACCAATGCAAAAAAATGTAAAAACCACATAGCAACACATAGCCACTATGTCGGTAGTCTCATATCTCAATACTCAAATATAATATGGCCAACAACCAACAAAAAATAGATGCCTTTTTTAACCGCTTTGCCCAAAAGGTACAGCAGGCGCAACAGCGCATACCGCAATTGGTAGGTACAGAGGTGGTAAACTCGGCCATTAACAACTTCCAAACCGAAAGTTATTTTGGGCAAAAATGGCCGGCAAGGCAAAATAAAAAGAACCAAAAAAAACTTTTAGTAAAAAATGGGTTTTTATGGCGTAGTATTAGGGTAATTAAAACCACCCCAACTACCGTAACCATTGGTAGCGATTTACCCTATGCCCGCATACACAACGAGGGCGGTAAAATAGCCCGCAAAGCAAGGCAGGCAGTTATAACACATAAACGCTACACCAAAGGCATTAAAAAAGGCAAAACCCTGTTTGCCAAAAATAACGAAAGGGCAAACTTTAGCCAAAAAGCAACTATTGGTGCATATACCATTAATATGAAACAACGCCAATTTTTGGGCGCACACCCCAAACTAAAAGCACACCTTTTAAAGGTAGTTGAAACCGAATTGAAAACAGCTTTAAAATAAACTTAAAACGTACTACTTATAACTTAAAACTTTAAAATATGGAACAAATTTATTTACAACTCTTAGAATTGCTTACCAATCCACAAGGATTAAACAACGAAACAACCAACCAACTAAACCGCTTGCGCTGGGTTGATATGGATAAAGGCCAGCTTGAATTTTATGAAACAAGGCCAGCCGTTGCATTTCCGTGCGCACTGATCAAAGTGGAGATTACCAAAACCGAAAATTTAGGTAACAACGTACAGCGTTGCTTTGGCCGTGGTACCATAAGAATTGCATTTGATTATGTGGGCGAAACATCGGCAAAAACGCCTGAAGCTTTAAGGCAGCAAAGCTTAGAATACTTTGAATTGCTTAAAGGTGTGTATTTAGCTATTCAGGGCAAAACGGGCGGTACCGGCAAATTTGATAGGGTAAGTGCTGTAGAAGAAAACCGCCCCGATGGTTTAAAGGTATTGAATATGCCATTTACTACTACGTGGATTGATAAAAGCGCAAGTGTGTAAAAAAAACCTAAGCCCCAAAATGAGTTCGGGGCTTACCGGTCAATGCTATAAAATTTGTTTTAGTGAGTTTGCTATAAGGCCAGCTTCATTTGCTGGTTGTATTCGCTAGGCTTCATTCCTTTATAGCCAACCCATGTACGCCGACTGATAAAAATATTATGCTTCGGAAAAATTACACGCAAAATATAGGTATCAGGTATATCGGGTTCTTTTACCTGATTGTACAAGTCAATAATTGAAGCGACTTTTTTTAAATGATTTGTACGTGTATATGCCATTGTGTCACAAAAATAAGCAACCTATTGGCAGGGATTTAAAAAAGTTATTCCATAAAAAAGCCCCGTTATTCACAGGGATAAATTTCTAATGCTTACTTTTTCTTATCTATAAACACAGTTTTAAAACTAAAAATGTAAACTTCTGTCTTTTCTCCAAACTTTACAGGCAATATAACTTTTATCGTTTTTCCCGTTAAATCTTCCCTGTAGTAATTACTTCTTTCGTCAGCTTCGTACAACGATGTTTTAATAAGCGATTGCGAACGCCAGCCCCCATATTGACCCGATACGTATGTTGTATAAGTAGTAGGAGCAACCAAATCGGATAATGTAGTGCCTTTATAAATTAGTGTTGGAGGTTGCGGGCTTTCTCTGTCAATGATTTTAATGCCTTTGTGAAATACACGAATGGTTTCATTTTCAATTGATATAAAAGCCGCTTCATCCCAAATAACCCTTATTGTTTCTTCTGATTTGTTTGCAAGTGTAAAGCCAAGTTGAGAAAAGGCATAATCCCAATCTATCTTAATATTTGCATCTTCATAAGTAGAAAGTACAGTGTCCAATTTCCCTATTTCAAAACCCTTTGGCTGTTCAACGGCGAATAAGTACATAGAGTATAATCCTTTTCGCTTTTCACTTTTTTGAGCGAAACAAAATAATGTATAAAGTAACAGTAAGGGTGTTAGTATTAGTTTTTTCATATTATTTAGGTTAAAAAACAAATCTAATTAAATTATTTTGCAGGTAATACGGCTTTCAGTAAAACCCCCATTTTTTGGGGGTTGCTTATTACATCAATTTTAAATATTTCCTTTAGGTCGCTAATTATCCGATCAGCAAACGTATTCTTACCTACAAGTATAACGGTTTTACCTTCCATTAAAGTAATAGCTGTATGAGATAAAGAAAATTGATACTTTAACCAATCATCACCACGGATACGCCCCCAAAGTGTTATTTGCCTACCGGGTTTCAATGTTTCAAGTAATTCTTGATGATACTTTGTTTCTTCAGGTTGAAGATGTGGAAAGTAGTATTTTATAAATTCTTCAATGTTCATTTGCGTTGCCCTTTCTTTGTTTTTTCCTTCATTACCGCAAGTTGCGCTTCTAAAAGCAATGTGCTGTTATCTTTATGAGCCGTACGCCCTTCGTTTAGCCCTATTTTGTTGTGTGCTTCAGCTGTATAGTTTCGGTCATCAATACGGGCTTGTTTCTCAATAACGTACTGTTTTAACCATCCTAAAATAATAGCACCATCTAAACGGTTGTAAACCTTTCCATAATTACCCAGCTTTGCGTTATTCATACATATTGCAATCTCTTCAAGTGAAAGGCTTTTGTATTCTGCTGTGATGATTGAGCAAAGCGAATAAAGGCCGTCCGTGCTGATCATATTATCAACCTGAAAAAACAGGCGCAAATCATTTAGGATTAAAACAATGTTGTCATCTACCGTTTCAGGGTTTTGCCTGCAAAGCTGGCCAATGCTTAAAACTTCAGGTAGTTCGCTGATCGCCATTGAAACTTTAGCAACTTCATCAGCAATTTTATTAATGTGTACGGCTGCATCTTCGCCCTTATACTCTTCATTAAAGAACTTTTGCGACCGTTGTAAGCTATCTAAACGAGAAAGCAAGCCTTTGCGCTGTTCTTGTGAAGCTTCAAGCACGGCGGGTTTTACGCCCGCCATTTGCCTAAGTGCTACCTTTGTATTTTGCTGCAATAGCATTGGCCAGCTGTTGGGCTTCGTCAATGTTAGTTTGTTGTTTTGTTGCTCCATAGCGTATTTGGTCTAATATTTCAACAAGATTGCTGTTTATGTGAACCAATGTTTTCTTTTTCTTGTGGTATTGGTTTAATCTATCCCAGCCGTTGAAGATGAATTTAAGCGCATTAAAAGCACCTTCAGGGCTTTTAGTTGATGTGAGCGTTTGAAGCTTTGGTAATAGTTCTTTTAAAGCTTTTCCCTGCCTTACATCAACTACGGCGGGCAATCCGTTGCTTTCCAAAAACTCTTTGTAAGCATGCACCGCCTGATTATGAAAAGGGTGCGGGGGTTCTTTATTTTCAGATGCCTGTAAACGCTTCAGTATAGAGCGTAAAACCTCAACGTGGTACCCCGCTTTAATTTGAGATTTGCACCAGCTTATTTGCTCTTTAAGTGTCATTTAATTACTGATTAAGTCCTTTTAAAAAACTACTCTTCACCTCGTTTTCAAAGATGAAGCACACCTTGTTTAATTCGTCAACCGTTAAATCATTTAGCTTTTTGCGGTACTTTGTACGGTTAAGCATAAATTCATCAATACGGTGCATCATTATAGCATCACCCCGTGCATCCCAACGCATATCACGAGCAATGCCGATAATCTTTTTTCGCTGTTTGTCGCCTTCCTTTGGTGTATACTTTGGTTTGTCCGTTTGAAGCTTTTTCAATTCTTTTATGATCACATCAACTTCAGCTTCGGTTAGCTCTTTTGTGCTTTCAGTACGGCCATTGCTTACATTAAAACAAGCCGTATGCCTGTGGCCGATTTGCTTTGTTTGGGTAAATAAGGTCATCATCTGCCTAAACTTTGTGCTGTTAGTTTCTATTATTTTCATAAAAAATCTTCGGGTTTATCAATCTGTTCAAAAGAGTAAACCCAAACCAGCGGGTTACGTTCCCAGCTTTCGGCACCGTTAATTGACTGCCAAAGCGTTTTAAATGAAAGCGTAGGGCTTAACCAAAGCATTTGCTTTTTCAGGTAGTTTTTTGTTAATAGCAAGGTTTTATTGGTTATGTTATCATCACAAAGCCCCGTTTCAATACCTTCAGCAATCGCATCAGCTTCAGTAATTTCTTGCAACTTTTCAACCCTTACATCAGTAACCTTTAGAAAAATGCGTGCTGCTTCTTTAGGCATAAAAATGGATGGCTTCCATTTCCAAGCATCAATAAATCTTTTCCCAATTCCGTTCTTTATGTGGCCAAATTTTTCTTCGTTCTCTTTTTGATTTGCCCTATATGCAAACTCTGTAGTTCTACCTTCAAATTCCACGTCTTTAATTATTTTAAGCCACGTTTCACGCACCCAAAGAACATCACCAATTTGATAACCACTAACCGAAAAGCTATTTGGTTCATCCATGTAACCAAACACCGCACGGGTGCCATCAGGATAGCCGCTTTGCATTCGGGTAAATTCTACCTCTTCAGGAAATTCAATTGAATTAGGAAGTGAAACAACCCTTCGTGTTTGCTTTTTTGTACCTGCCAAAATTGCCTGCACCATTGGCGTACTGAATAGTATAGGCTTTATGTTTTTTCTATTTCTCATAACTAGTCATCTAATCTTATTGTACTTCCTTTGCCAAAGGCACCCTTAGTAACCGTTCCTTTAACAGTATCACCGTTTACAGCAACCGCTTTAAACCTTGTTTGGTAAGTGTCTTTACTTTCAGTAAAATAATCGTAGCCGCCTACCTCAATCACTTTATAACCGTTGCGTTCCAAAGTTTTCTTTGCACCCTCTTCATCCGTAAAACATGATGATAAAACTGAAATAGCTATCAGGGTAATAATTGTTGATATTGATTTTTTCATTGTTTGTTTAAATTTGCTTTATCGGCTAATTAGCCGATATTTTAATTTATCGGCTAATTAGCCGATGTGAACGACTATGTTTATCTTAATTTGTGCTGTATGGTGTCCATTGTACCCCAATCGGTGTAATATTTTTCAATTGATTTGACCACCTTACCGTTTACCTTAATAGTTGCCTTAACCTGCTGATCAGGCGTAAATGTGCCGTGGTACAAGGAAAGAAAAGCGGTATCTAAACGGGTGTTTTCAAATTCGTAATGCCATTTGCCTTGCACTACAAAGTGTTGTTGATGCTGGCCTTGCCAAACATTATCTTTCACGTAAACCAAAATGTACTTGCCTTCAACATCGTAGCTTACCAGCTGGCCGGGCTTTACTGTTTCTTTTTTGCAGGCCATTAGGCCAATTAGCATAAATGCTATAAATAGTGTTCTTTTCATTGCTTTAATTAAATGTTTCAATAACTTGATTAACTAACCACTCCATAGCAGGCGGGGTTACCGCATTGCCACATTGTTTTACTACATCTTTGCCGCTTCCGTGGATGATGTAGTTTTTATCAAAAGCCATAGCTAGTTTAATTTCTTGGGGCTTTACCATCCTGTAATAACAGTCTTCAATATTTGGCTTATTAAAGGTTATCAGGTTCATTCTTTCTTTTGTTGTCACTACGTCGGTAGCTTCAGAAATATGACTAGTTTGGTTACCATTGTAGTAGTATGTAATAAAGCTTTTCATTGCTTCATTAGTCATTATACCATGATTTGTAACACCGGCGGTAATTGTGCTGAAGGGGCTTGATGATGGTTTGCTTTCACCGGTTCTATTTAGTTCTACAATGTGGGGCAATACCAAACACATAGTTTGGCGGGTTGTCTGCGTTTGTAGTGGTTCAGCAATAGACTTCACGTAACCATCTTGTAAAGTATGTTCGTTTTTTATGATAAACGGATGATGTACCAAAGTTAAATTTGGCTGTGTAGAAATGGTTGGCAACTGCTCTTTAGCTGATCTAACCCTAAAACCTACACCGGTGCTTTGCTGGTTATTAACAATTAGAGGGTTTAATATTGCTTGACTTTCAAAAGTCGTTTGCGTAAACATCGGGCTATCAATAGACCTTACTACGCCACGGGCTTCAGAACCATAAGCAGCGTGAAATAAAAATGGGTCAGGCGCATATTTTGCCAGCCCCGCTTCAATTCGCTTTGTAGTGTTTGGGCTTAACGGCTTTTCTCTATCGCCAATTCGTTTACCTAAATCGCTCCAATCTATAACATTGAAAGCTGCATAATAATATGGTTCAACAACATCACCGGTAACAGGGCAACAATAAACATACTGTGTGCGATATTTGCCAAATTTCTTTAGCGGGTTTTTCCATGTCTGAACTGCATTTACATCCCTTCCAATTTTAGGTGAAAACGCTAAAGGCATATAATCTAACATTGGTGCTTTATTGCCTTTTTTCCAAAACACAATGTACATCCGGTCACGGCTTTGCGGCGTTGGGAAACAGTGCATACTATTTAAGTAAACGCACTTGTGATTATAGCCTAAAATGTGCATTGCATTTAACCACGCATCAAACATTATCCATTTCCTAGCATCAACAACGTTTTCTACAATTATTGCGTTGTACCTGTGATATTCTGCAAATCGGCATACATCCCACATTGTAGCACGACTTCTTTCGGCGGCTGCATCTAACTTACCGGAGTTGAATAAATCTATTTGCGCTTTAACTGACTTTTGACCTTTAGCCAAACTGTGGTTTGTACATTCAGGACTTGTAATTAAAATATCTGTTGAAGGGTATCGGCGGGGGTCGCAAGCCGAAATGTCCGTGCAGTCGTGCAATGTATCTTGAAAGTTGCTAGAATGCGTTTCTATTGCAAGCTTCCAATGATTTAAGGCCAACTTGACTTCCAACCCTCCATTCATCCTATTTGCAAGGTTTCTGACGCCTTGCGAGCTGCCACCAGCACCGCAAAATTGATCGGTAACAGTTATATAAGAATTTTTCATTTAATATTTGATTTAGCGTTTGTAAATCCAGCCTTCTACGTTGGTCGCTGGTGTTAATTTGCTTACTGTTTCCCTGATGGCTTTGCAGTGTTTGCATTGCTTGTGCCATACATCGTTGCCGTTGTGTATCTCGTATTGGTCTATCCATTTGCCAAAGCGATGCTTGCCGTTTTTGCAATTCTCTTTGCGCTTCTTTCTTCTTTGTTCGGGATAATCAACTATCAACCCGATAAAGAAGAGAATTGCAAAACCTCGTATGATGTAAATAGCAACTTCAAACATTGAAAACCGGGATATTAAAAAAGTCAGCTACTTGCTTTTCAAATGTTGCCCCTTCGCTATCTTGCCAATCGTGTAGCAAATAGATATAATCGCAATCCATCAGCAACCCGATACATATTTTAAGTATCTCTTTACGCTGGTTGGGGTCATTATCGCTAAGTGCCATACCCCCCGATAACCTAAGGTGTTCATTGTGATTTTTAATGAAACTGAAAGGGTCTATTGCCTTATGTCCTTTAGCAAGCACCTTTAATGCCGCAACCTTAAATTTTGTTGCTGTTTCTGCTTGTGGCAAATCTTTAATCTTGCCTGCTATATATACTTTTGCCATTAATGTAGTTTTTAGTTGATTAGATTGATTATTTCATCAGGGATGCCGTAATGCTCACTGATAATTTTAAGTTCATTTAAAGGCGGTTTAATTGCCGCCTTTAAAGTTTCTGATTGACCTGAAAGCATTGGCTTTTCAGTATCGTTAATTGTTTGCTGAAGAGCCTGAAGGTTCGCTTCCATCTTTTTTAGCTGGTTTAGTTAATCCCATTGATTTAGAAATGATTGCTTTTACCTGTTTTGGCCTGAAGTTGTAGTAAGCATTATACTTATCACAAGCATTTTGGCATTCCTCTTCGGTATCAAATTGTACCGGTGAATTAAGGCGGGTATAACCAACGGGATGAACGTTTACGGCCATCCACTTACCAACACTTAATTTTACTTTGGTTTTATCTAAATCCATTTGCTGGATTTGTACAGGCGTAAGCACATATATCGGCTTACCGCCTATTGTTTTAGGGTAATTTTTCATTTTAGTTTGCGGTGATGCTGAATGTTAATTTGATTTCTTTGCCATTTTCGCCGGTGATGCGTTGCCAGCCCCTTACGTACATACTTGAACGGGTTTTGAATTGGGCGTTAACGATAATGTCCACACCTTCAGAAAATAGCGGATTGTTAACCTTTTCTTTTTTGCTTACCAATTCGGCTACACGTGTAGGGTTAAGGTTTCCTTTTTTATCAGGCTTCATAAACGTGTTAAGCAAATCGGCCAAAACTTCACGGTTTTCATCATCAGATGAAAGGCTTGCAATTACCTGTTTGATTTTTGCAACGCCCGTACCTTCAGTACCATCGAAGCCAATAATTTCATTGTAGCCAACTACGATAGAGCCGTTGCCGTCACGTGAAGTAAATGTGTGGCTTGCCTGACCGTCTTTGATGCCATACAATTCATTTTTAAGTTTGATAATGGCATCAAAATCATTGAAGGTTGCATTTACTATTTCGGTCTGTCTTTTACCGAAGTCCACAAGGTTAGGCACCTTTGCATTTACCATTTCATCAATCATGCTTTTTAGCGTATTGATGTCATTTTCTCTTTTTGCTTTGGCTGCTTTCTCTTCAGCTAACAACTGATCTTTTAAAGCCTTTTTTTCTTCGGGTGATAAAGTGTTAATATTCATTTTTTATGCGTTCTAATTGTTTTTTATAAATGATTTCCTTCTTTTTAAGCACTTCAGTAAGTTGCTTGTACAGTACGCTTTTGCCTAAGTCGGTAAGCCGCTGTTGTAGTTGCTGGTTAATAGCTTCCTGCTGTTCATCCAGTTCTTTTAATTCGCTATCCATATTTGTCAGGGTTGAAAAAGTCCATACCGGGCAATTCAGCTTCAACTTTCTGAAGCTTTGCCATAAATGCTTTATTGCGGCCACCTACAAGGTCACTGAAGGTTTCCACGCCATACATCACCGTGCTATGATCACGATTGAAAAGCTTTCCGATTTGCTTAAAGCTTAGTTTGGTGTGTAGCCTTAATAATTGGAAGATGATAAACCGGGCTTCAGCATTTTCGTTGCTTCGGTTTTTGCCTGCAAGGCTTTCAAAGTGTACATCAAGCGCATTGCAAACAGCATTGATTATATCGGTTTCAGGCGTTGCGGGTGTGGTTACTGCCAACGCTTTCATCATCGTTACCAATTCAAGCTTCAGAGCATCCATTTTTAACATTGTTGCTCCTTTCTGATGATTTCAAGTACACGGTTGTACTTAGTCATAAATACATCATCGTGCATCAATGCCAGCGGGCTATGTGTGTATATAAATTCTGAAAGTAAAACCGGACTATCTGAAGGTTCCAGCCTTGCAAATGGCAAAAATTCGGTTTGATTACGGTATGAAGCTTCGTTATTCCAAAAGCCCCTAAATACTGAAGAGTATTTAACCTGATTTGCCATTTCAGTCGGCCAACCAGCAAACAGCCTATCAACAAATTCGATGTAGTTGCTAAACTGATGTTCGCAATACCTATCAAATGACCATCCAATAAGGTTGCACACCTCTTCAATTTGGCTTCTGTCAGATTGCCTTACTTTGGCAATGTGTGTTTTTGCGGTGCTATGTAGCACAATGTTTTGAATTGCTTTCATTGGTTAATTGGGGTTTTGTCCGTGATATAGGGCTGCTTTCTCTTCGTCAATGGCCAGCATACCGCCGGGGCATCTACCGCCCACATTCAGCATTAAGCCTTTCACGTGAATGATTATTTCAGCTATTTTTTGGCAAAGAATTGCCGGGGCGGTGTAAGGCTTTCCACGCTCTTCGTGTGCTAAGAAGATGAAAACGGTATTAGGAAAATCTTTCACAAGTGTTTTCACTGCACCGTTTTTCAGTTCATCGTTATAAAAGGTGATGTTGTCAATAACAACCACACCCGGCGCATTTCGCTTTTTTAAGCGCACGTAAAGCTCTTCAATAGAGATATAGCCGATAAAGTGAAGATTGTTGTTTGTAGGGTCTAATTTTGCCCTAATTATGGCATCCTTGAAGCTTTTGCTAATACCTTGTTCGGCAGATATGTAAAGAAGCTTTACACCAACCTTTTTGCTAAGGTATTCAGCCAGCAAGAGGGTACCCCATGTTTTACCGTTTTTATCTTTTCCGTAGATAAGCCATGCACCCGACTTTTCAGGGTTACCGAATATTTCACGATAAAGCCCGTCAAAGTCAAATGTGATGTGCTTTTTATCTTGCACGTTTCTTATGGTGTATGCTCTCGACATTGGAATTAACTATTTAGGATTAGTAAGCTTTCTGCACGGCGTAAGCCTGAAATATTGCCGCTTTCATCTTGTCTAAGGCAAGCTTTTACAACCACATCAATTTTGGCTTTAGGAACCTGGTTGCCCGAAAGCACATCAGTAATTAGCTTGCGGTAAAAGATTACTTTTTCAGGTAGGTTATTAGGGGTTGCTTTGGTGAAGCTGCTTGAAAAGCGGCTAAAGGTTTCACGGAAGCCAACCTTTTTGTTTCTGATGCCTTTTTCAAAAAGTGCTAGTAAGCTATCTGCACCAATCAGGTACCAACCACACGCATTTTCCGTTGCATTCCAAAACTCTTTAATTTCCAAAAAGGCTTTGTATTCAAGGTCACCAGCTTCGTCAATGATTACCATTGGATTAGGCAACATCTTCAGGTAATACTTAATATTTGCCTTTACATCGGCATATTTGCCATCATGGTCAATACCTATGGTTTTGGCCATTAGCCTTACAAACAATTGTTTAGTTTTGGCTTGACTTGCATCTATGTAGAAGCAGTTTTGCAGGGTTTTAGATAGGTAGCGGGCGGCAACGGTTTTACCAATTTCGCTATCATCAATAAACATCCTTGATTTAGCGTATTGCTGGCAAAAGGTTACATCCTCTTCAATTAGCGTTAAAACATCGGTACGTGTGGTTTTTAGCTTCTTTTCGTTAAGTGACATGCCTAATTCACGGCCAATGCTTAACCATTGTGTATCACGTATTAGATTTGCCGTTTCGCCGTTTTTTAACCTACTGAAAACAGCACTGTTTAAGTTCCATTGTTTTGCAAACGCTGCATCAGAACCGGTAAAGTTTTGGCGTTGCTCTAAAAGCTGTTTTAGTGCTTCCGCTTTAAATTCGTTTGTAATATTTAACATAACTGTTTGGGTTTAAAATCTATCTTTTAGGGATTTAAGGCCGACTGATTGAAGCATCGGCAATTCATCGGCTTCGGGTACGTCTAAAATTTCAGGCGTTTCGTAGTTTTCAACTACTTCAGCCTGCCTTTTTAGGCCGGGCATAACAAATGATTTCTTTGGTTTTGGGGTATTGTCAATGATGGTAAGCGTGTCAATCGCTTTTTTCTGCCTTCTACCGTATGCCTCAATTGTGGCTACATAAGCACTCATGATTTCACGGTTAGCCAAATCTTGCGGCGTTTGCTCAATCCTAGCTTTTTGATAGCGTGGTTTTTCGATGGCTTCGCAAATAAGTTGGGTACCTATGTACACGTGTGCTTTAAGCACTTTGCCTTCATTATCATCAAGCCAACAAACTTCAACGTCTTTGCCTTCAACTTGCTGCATTAAACTGATCAGCTTGTTACCGGTAGCAATCTTGCCTTCATCGCCCAGCAAAAACATTGTGTTGTTTAACTGGATGCTTCCAACATTGCAACTTGTTTCAGTCCTGTAACCGATGTAAGGGAGTATTGCGGCGTAATTGGTTGGCTGTAAGTTTGGATTTTGTTTTTGGCAAAACACTTCCCAACGGCTCATGTGCGTATGTACGCTATGCGGCATATTGTTCCATGTTTCAATATCTTCTAAGCAGCCCTGTACAATGTCGTGATATGGTAAAGTTGGCACCTGTTCGGCTCCCGGTTGGTTAGCTTCTGTTAAAGCGTGTGGCCTTGCAAGCCAGCCGATACGTTTCTTTTCGAGATTGTAACGTAATGGTCTGTAATAAGCTTCAATTCTTTTACCACGGGCGTTATTAGCTTCGATACGCACGTACTGAAACATTGCGCCTTCTTTTAGGAAAGTAGGAATGAACGAACTGTTTAAACTCATTTCGGCTTCAAGTTCAGCCGGAAGGTTAAAACCCCAATCGGCATAGTTACGCACCATTTGGCGGTAAAAATCCAATATGATACCTTCTTTACTTTTGCCGTAAACCCAGCAGGTAAACGCTTCAGAACCTAAATCAATACCATTGTAGAACCAAATACGGTTACCATCAGCCATTTTAAAAGGCGGTTGGCGGTCATCTATTGAAATGATGCTACCGGCGTACTTAGGTTTATCAAGTGAATGCCACGGCTTAAATTGTTGCATCAGCTTTTGACGGTCACCGCTACGTTTTGCGTAAGTTCCAATTTTATTGCTCCACTGCGCTATATAGTTCGTTACCGTTGTTGCTCCAAGTGGTTTAAAGTCGGCGGGGTTGTAGATTTCTGAAGTTTCGTTGTTGATCACTTCTAAGTAGCCATTTAAAAAGGCTTCATATTGGCGGTGTACTTCTGTTGCCGTTGGTTTTGTGGGTTGACCTGCGAAAAGATTGTTCAGCAATTCAATCGTAGCATCATCAACTTTACGGCGGTTGGCATTTTTGTGCTTTCCTGAAATGATGCTTGCGTAATTGTTCGGTTCAAAGTCTTTTAAAAGCTTTTTAAATTGCTTGTCACCCGAAGGCAAAGTATGCCTAACACGATGCTTTTTTTCTAATACTGCATTGAAACTTTGAGCATCAGAAATTAAGCTTTGCATAATCCCGACAAGGCTACCGCCTTTGGTACGGCGTTCGGTTTCCCGTGCATCACGCAAAGCAATAATTGCTTTTAAAACGCTGGCATTAATGATGTACCTTTCTTGAAATTCTGTATCTAAGTAGGTACCGTCATCAAACTTGAAGTTGGTGTAAAACTTTACCGCTTCGCCATCAACTTTATAAAATCTTTCTAAGATGTGGTTTAATTTACGGGGGTCACCTATACCGTCCTGAATAACCGGGGGCAAACTATCAAAAGATATGAGCATTTGCCTACCATTGCCGCCAATCTGCACTTTTTTTATGCCATAAGGCTTATCGGCAAAACGATGTATGTTTTGCTTTAAAGTGCTTTCTGTCTTATACCAATTTGGTACAAGTTCGTCTTTGGTCACAACCAAAATGTTATTCCAATTGTGAGGCATAGTTATTTAAGGTTTAAGTGTGCTTTTAAAAGAGGGATGATGTTTGTGCCTTTGTAGTGGCCGTGTATGGTGTCGCTTACAACCTTGCGACTTACACCAAGAATTTTAGCAATGTGCTTTACTGTCTGACCTGAATTTTCAACTGCATCTTTTAGATACAGATTAGCGGGGTATTTCACTTTTTCTTTTGATGCTTCCATTGTTGTTATCATATTTGTAAATACTTACACAAGTATCGAAACTATTTTCGAAAGTCGCAAGATAATTCGAAATTATTTTCGATTTAAAGTTTTTCAAAATGACTATAAATCAGAAAATCAATGAGATAGCTATCAAATATTTTGATGGTAATAACGTGAAGTTTGCCGAAAAAATGGGGACTTCAGAAGCTAATATTAGAAATTACAGGAATAAGATTGCTCCTAAAATTGATTTTTTGGTTAAACTACATAAGGAACTCGAAATAAGTTTCGAATGGCTTTTAGTTGATGAAGGTGATATGTCCGTAAGCACTCCCGAACCAGTTTATAAACCTGAACGAACATTTATGTTAAGAACTGATGGAAAAAAGGAGTTACAGCGCATCCCTTTATACGATATTCAGGCAGCTGCAAGTATTGTGCATACTTTCAATGGCAAACAGAATATTATTGACTATATAACCATACCAAATATGCCGACTTGTGACGGTGCCTTGCCAATCACAGGTGATAGTATGTATCCACTTTTAAGAAGTGGTGATATTGTGCTATATAAAGTAATCCGAGATTTACAGGAGGGTATTTATTGGGGTGAAATGTACCTTGTTTACCTGAATGATAACGGCGATGATATGACTTTAGTAAAGTATGTTCAAAAATCGGATAAGGGCGAAGATTATATAAAGCTTGTTTCTCAAAATCATCATCATGCACCTAAAGATGTAAAGCTTAAAAAGGTTAAAGCAATGGCATTAATCAAGGCAAGCATCCGAATAAACAGCATGAGTTAA